GTTTATGCGTCGCCTGTTTACGGTGGTGCACAAATAGCTTTAGCTTACGCCGCTAAAGAATTAAATATAAATTGCACTATTTTTTGTGCTAAAAGAAAAGACCCGCACCCCCGTACTTTAGAAGCTCATAACGCCGGAGCTAAAATAGTTCAAGTTCCCGCCGGATATTTATCTAACGTAAAAGCTAAAGCTAAAACTTATTGCGAGAGAACCGGTGCTTATTTATTACCTTTTGGGTTAGAAACTCAACTAGCTAATCAAGCTATAGAAGCTAGAGCTAAAATTGTGCAAAATTTTATAGGCGAAGAGTTAGATCAAGTATGGAGCGTAGCCGGTTCCGGTGTACTTATAAGAGGTTTAAATAAAGGTTTAAAAAGTAAATCTTTTAACGTTGTTCAAATAGGCCGTAAATTATCTAAAAGTGACGTAGCTAGTTCTAATATTTTTATACACCCGCTTGACTTTAGCCAAGATTCTAAAGTAAACCCTCCTTTTCCAAGTTGTAGTAATTACGACGCAAAAGCTTGGGAGTATGTAAAGGAATACGGCAACTCTAAAACTTTATTTTGGAATGTAATGAAATAAATACGCTACCCTATTAATAAATATAATTTTTATTTTGTCCGCTAATAGAATTACACAGGCAGAAACAGAGTTAAGAGTAGCGAGGTGTGCAAGGATAATTGCCAACGGTGGAAGGCGTTCGGATTGTATTCGATTTGGGGCGGAGAATTGGGGGGTTGGAGAAAGAACAATAGATCGTTATCTAATGAAGGCTAGAGAGCAAATAAAGGCTGATTGGGATATAGAACGACCCCAAATGGTTGCCGATCTTTTGGCCCAATGCAGCACCTTACAAATGGAAGCTAGAAGAAGCGGCCAATATCACATCGCTTTAGGTGCTATAAATACGGCGGCTAAATTAGCGTCTCTTTGCTCATGAGTATTCTAGAAACCGTAAAGCAAGGGCATATATTACACGGCGAAGGATTATTCGAATTACCAAGCGTAAAAGAGGTGCAAGCGAAAGTAAATAAGGACCTTTTACCGCACCAAGAAAAGTTTTGCTCCGACACTAAACACCGTAAATTAGCTCTCGTATGTGGTTTTGGTGCCGGTAAAACTTATGCGTTAGTTAGTAAAAGTATAATATTAGCTTCGATGAATGTCGGTTGTATTAGTGCAATATTCGAGCCTACGGCTCCTATGTTACGAGACATTCTTATGCGTACTATGAATGAATTATTAGAAGAGTGGGAAATACCTTTTACTTTTAGAGCTAGTCCACTTCCGGAGTACCAACTTCAATTTAAAGAAGGCATTCATACGATTTTATTGCGTACTATTTTGACTTATCAAAGATTACGAGGGCAAAACTTATGTGCGGTAGGTTTCGACGAAGCTGATACGGTTAACAAACGTGACGCAGAGCAAGCAATGAATATGGCGTTAGCTAGACTTAGATCAGGTAAGGTTCAACAATTTTACGCTACTACTACTCCCGAAGGTCATTCGTGGGCGTTCGACACTTTTGAAAAAAATGCTAAAGCCGATACGCGGCTAATAAAAGCAAAGTCGACCGATAATCCATTTTTGCCCGAAGGATTTGTTGATTCTTTACTAGAAAATTATCCGCCCCAACTAATACAGGCCTACCTAAACGGAAACTTCTGCAATTTAACTACCGGTCAGGTCTACGATAAATTTAATCGAAGCGAACACGTTTTAGCTAACGAGCCTTTTGTAGATGACAACGAGCCTTTACGAATAGGAATCGACTTTAACATTGGAAATATGAACGCTGTTATCGGCGTAGCGGTTGGGAATAAATTTATGGTTATAGATGAAATCGCTAAAAGTCACGACACAGATTCAATCGCTAAAGAAATTAGAGGGCGTTACCCCTTTAACAAAATCTATATATATCCAGACGCTTCGGGCGGAAACCGAAGTACAAATGCTTCTAAAACCGATATCCAAATTTTAGAAAGTCACGGTTTTATTAATCAAAGTGCTTTATCCAACCCGCCCGTTAGGGATAGGGTAAATAGCGTTCAAGGAATGTTTCTAAATGCTAAAGGCGAAAATAGATTAATGATTTCAAAAAAAGCCGTAAAACTTATTGAATGTTTAGAATTGCAAAGTTATAACGAAAGAGGAGAACCCGATAAAGATGCGGGTTATGATCACATGAACGACGCTCTAGGATATATAACTTGGCGGTTGTTCAATCCCTTACACATGGGTGCGGGTCGTCGAACTGGAATTAGGCTTTATTAAGATTATTGTCTAAAATAAAAACAAACTAAGAGGTCAAAGTGTACTCAGGTTTCAACCACTACAATAGGCAAACTAATAGGCAAGGTAATGATATAGACGACCCTAATAATACTTGGTTTGCTCAGGAACCTCATTGGACGTTAATAGAAGATTTACTAGGCGGTACTTATCAAATGCGAAGTAAGCATAGAAAGTATTTAATGCAAGAACCTAGAGAGCTAGACGAAAGTTACGATAATAGACTCGCCCGTAGTGTTTGCCCTCCTTATTACATCAGATTAGAACGTATGCTTGCCGGTATGCTAACCCGTAAACCTGTAAGGTTAAACGATACCGCCGATAATATTCGAGAACAACTTTTCGATATAGATTTACAAGGTAATGATTTAAACGTTTGGACCTACGAAACTACTCGAAAAATGATTCGTTATGGCCATATAGGAGTTTTAGTAGATGCCCCCGCTTCGGGTGCAGGCGGTAGACCTTATTGGGTAACTTATACGCCGCGTGACATTTTAGGATATAGAACCGATATGATCGACGGAAAAGTCGAACTAACGCAACTACGTCTTAAAGAAAAAGTAGCCGAACCGGAGGGTCTTTACGGCGAAAAAATAGTAGAGCAAGTTAGGTTACTTACCCCAGATAGTTTCGAAATACACCGTAAAAATAGTAAAGGGGTGTATGTAAAACATGATGAAGGCCGTATGTCTTTAGGCCGCATACCTTTTTCCGTTGCTTATAGTAACCGTCTTAACTTATTAGAAAGTAGACCTCCTATGTCAGATATAGCTGAACTAAATTTAAAAGCTTATCAAATACAAAGCGATCTCGATAATCAACTACATATAAGTGCCGTTCCTATGTTGGCTTTTTATGGCTTTCCCCAAAACGCAGAGGAAGTTTCGGCGGGCGTAGGCGAGGCGATAGCTTTTCCTCCCGAAGGTAGAGCGGAATATATTGAACCTGATGGCAAAAGTTACGAGGCTCAGTTTAAAAGGTTAGAAAAATTAGAGGGCCAAATAAATGAATTAGGATTAGCGGCTGTATTAGGTCAAAAACTTTCGGCGGAAACGGCGGAGGCAAAACGTATAGACCGTTCGCAAGGCGACTCGACAATGATGGTCGTGGCCCAACAAGTACAAGATATGATTGATAACTGCCTTAAGTTTCACGGACAATATTTAAACTCCGAAGCCGGTACTTGTTTTGTTAATAGAGACTTCTTATCGCAACGTTTAGAGCCACAAGAAATACAAGCTTACTTACAGCTATATACTTCTGGTTCTATTACGCAAAAGACATTATTAGACCAACTTACCGAAGGGGAAGTATTAGGCGATGAATTTGATGTAGAGGAAGAAGTCGAGGCTACCCAAAGTGGGGGTTTAGTAGAAATGGCTAGACCTACGCCGCAAGCCGAACCCGACGAGCCTACCGAAGAAGATGACGCGGCTTAAAAATGTCTATTCCGGAAAGTTTTTATAGAGAGGCTATTGACTTAAATAGATATAGCAACCGGATAGCACGACGTATTGTAACGAATTACAACGATATAATTTTAGACCTTACTTTTAAATTAGCGACTATAGACGAGGTAACTTCGCCGGCTACCGTAGCTCGTATTAGAAGTATGCTTTTGCAGATGAAAGAAAGTTTAGAGGGTTGGTCGGTAGAAAATACTGCTTATGTAGCAGACCAACTTCAAAGTCTTTCTTTATTTCAAAGCGATTTTGTTCGAAATGAATTACAAAAAGCTTTACCGGTAGGTGCCGCAAACGTTAATAGCGTACAAATATCTGGCGATTTTGCCCGCAGTATTGTTTATACCGACCCTACTGAAATAAATGTTTTAACTTTACCTACTTTAGAAAGTCAGGTAAGACGTACTTTTAATTTAACTGCCGCTAAAGGTTCGGCGATAACTTTACCTAACGGCGAGGTAGTAGAAAAAGCTTTTCGAGGTATAGCCGCTTCGCAAGCCGAGTTTATATCAAGAGAAATTAGAGTTGGTATTACCGAAGGCGAATCTATTCCTAAAATAGCTAAACGTTTAAGAGGTCGTTTGCAATTTGGTAAAAACCAAGAAATGACTGCAAAAGCTCAAGCTTTAGCGGGTGGAACCGGAATAAGGTTAGCTAATAACCAAGTAAGGACTATCGTAAGAACTTCCGTAAACCAAGTACAAAATATGGCAAGCCAAGCTGTTTATATGGCTAATCAAGATGTCACTAAAAAATACGAATACGTTGCGATTTTAGACGCGAGGACTACCGCCTTATGTGGAAGTTTAGACGGTAAGCATTTTGAATACGGTAAAGGACCTATGCCTCCGCAACATTTTAACTGCCGTTCGAGTACCGTACCGGTAATAGATGATGAAGATTTACGCCGTAGGTTTCCCGATACTAGACCGAGCGAAGTAGGTAGGGTCCCTCAAGAAG